ACCGCGAAGTATGCAAAATCAAAGAAGAAAACTAACGAAGAAGCTGACCTTCATGAGCTGTCTAAAGAGAAGCTCGCAGATTACTTAGACAAGAGCCAAAGCGGCAGACAACACCCTACTCCCGAAAAGTTCCGTAAGTCAGCAAAAATGGCTACCATTGCGGCCAAAAAGATCGGGAAACGCTTCCCTGGTTCGGGTCAGGTAAGTGTTAAGGTCAAAGCGACTAACGAAGAAACTGTTATTGACGAAAACGCGAAGGCATACGACGCTCACTTTGACAAGCAAACAGACGCAGTTAAAAACAGACTTAACCTCCATATGAGAAACGGGTTGACATATCCCGAGGCGGTAGCAAAAACTAGAAAAGTGGGAAGCTCAGTAAAAGGTTGCACACCACTCAACGAAGAAGTTGAAGATGACGGCTGGTATGCTCATAAAGAAATGCACGGCAAGGTTTCAAAAGAAGATTGGAAAAAAGGCTGGAGATATAACAAGCTCCGCCCCAAGGTTCCTTTCTATCATGGGCCGACGAAGACGTACCACGCTAAAATTAAAGAAGAATATATGGATGAGAAGACACTCACCTCAGCTGAAATGAAAAAGCGGGAAGAAGTTGTCAAAACCATCGAGCGTAAAAAAGAGCGCAAGGGATATGACCCCGGTGCTGACGAGGCTGTTTACGAGGATAAAACTCGAGTCGGAACCCTTGCACAGCGCACTCAAGCGTATCGTGATGACAAAGCAAAGGCGCTAAAAGGTAAGCAGCACAAACTCGACAAGAACAAGAACGGCAAACTTGATGCTCACGATTTTAAGCTATTGAGAAAAGATTAGAATTACTGCTATTCCTGAATAATACAATATGATAAATATAAAGAACTCAACAAGGAGGACTTCTCATGCCACAATGGGGCAATACGGACAACACTGCTAACTCAGTCCTGTGGGGTGTATCACAGCTAAAGCAAGTTGCAAATTCAACTACTCAAACCAACCTATACGGCAATACTACACCTGATGCTTTCATTAGCGGGCAGACAACCGGAGTGTTTGGTCTTGATACCACAGAAATTGGAGTTGCAAACAGCTCGGTTGTGGCATATGAAGTAACATTCACCGGCTCTGGTTATACAGCTAATGCCGCGGTTACAGTAAGCGGTACTGCTACCGCCAATGCTACTGCCAACTCAACCGGTCGCATCTCTGCTGTAAACATTGTTCTTCCTGGCAACTCATACACAACGGCTCCTACCGTCGCTGTAGCCGCGCCTGCCGCCATTACATTTTCTGCTAACTCTACCTCAGTTACAGTAGGGAACTCTACCGTTAAAGGGTTTATCACTCTAGGTGCCAATACTCTTTTCTTAAGTAAAAATGATATTGTTAACTATCGTGTTCCAGCTGCAAATACAGCCGTTGGTGGTCTTGCCAACAACAACAACTATTTTGTCATCGTCGCAAACTCTACTGCGATCCAACTAGCCACCAATGCCGATGGTCCTGCAATCAATCTTGCTTCGGTTGGAACTGGTGCTCAACCTCACACCCTAACCGGGCAGGCAGCTCTTGCTACCGCTACTGTGTCTGGTGTTGCCTCTGGTGCCGCTCACGTAGGTTGGGTTCTTCGTACCGTAGGCAAAGGTGGGCGTGCAGGGCGGGTTCAATACGAAACACTAGTAGCAATGTCTGGCATTACCAGTGATGGTGAAGATACCATCCTGAAGGATGCCTAATAAATAAGCGGTAAGAAGGAGACAATTATGAGTCAGACCAAAAACATCGTAGAGGCAGTAATGAATGAATCACCAACTACCGCGAAAGAGCTAGTATCAGAACTTCTTAAGAGTAAAGCCACCAATCGGGTGCTTGAACACAAAGAATATTTTAGCCGCACTCTGTTCACTGAAGAAGATGAACTTGAGGATGACGATCTGGACCTAGACGATGAAGATGATTTTGATGATGACGCCGACGACTTTGATGACGATGATCTAGACTTGGATGATCTAGACCTAGACGACCTAGACCTGGATGACGAGGACTAATCTATGAAAAAATTCTCACAGTTCCTTGAACCTAAAAAAGGCGAGGCCTCAAAGGCCACTGGGTATCTCCGGGTCCGTTCACCAGACGAGCAGCGGTTTCTTGATGCTCATAGGCTAGAGGTAACTCCTGATGCCAATGGCAATGACGACGATCTGTTCAAAGCCAAAACCATCAAGTACATTAAGCGTAAGCCAGAGCGCCATGGTTATGATGCTCCTAGAGATGCCGAAGTGAACGAAGCTACAATGTGTTCAGCCGATCGTAGAAAAGCTAGACTCAGAGAAAAGCTTAATGGCGCCAAAACAATGAAGGAAGATGCTAAGTCTGCTTCATACAGTGAGATTAACGTGCGCGAACCAAACGGCAAGATTGTTACTCGCAAGAAAAAAGACGTAATCAAGTTAGAGTCAATTCTTGATACAGATTATGGTGTGCCTATTATTCTTGAGTTTGCCGATCACACGGAACGGCTGCCGACCGCTAAGGAAGTTGCTCTAATGAGTGCAACTATTAACTCACTCTCAGAAGCTAACGCTAACGAGTTTATCATCACAGCGGAACGAAATGCTGCTGGCTTTGATGCCATGCTTTCGTTTGCTATTGAAAACAAAGAACTACTGGGGGTCTAAATGACATATAGTATTCAAGCAAATAGAAAGAATCTATCAGCAACACTGCATTTCACTGCCAATTCTACTATCACTATTGCAGGTAATAATTCTGTTTCTAACGTCGCTATCGGCTCTGAAGTTCTAACTGGAGCATATATCACCCAGGCTTGGTGCGGAAGTTCATCTGGCGCAGGTGCCTATTGGAGAGTAAAGCGTGGCGCCAATACCGTGGCAGTCTTTGACTCTACTGCATATCTTGATTTTGCTGGTTGTGGCAATCCACTTACTCTAGATTCCACTGCAACCTTAGTAGTAGATTTGATCGGTGGCACTGACGGATTTTTGATTCTTGAATTGGCTAAGCAAGGCACATTGCCGTCACCGTATTTCACCCAGGAATAAACTATGAAGCTTATTACCGAAATTAACGAAGATGTAAAGTATGTGACTGAAGCCAAGGAAGATGGCACCAAGTCGCTATACATCCAAGGCCCATTCTTGCAAGCAGAGATCACCAATCGTAATGGTCGGTGCTATCCTGCTAGCATTATGGAAAATGAGGTAAACAGATATACAAAGGAACTTGTGGGCTGTGGGCGCGCCCTTGGTGAACTTGGGCACCCTGACACTCCTGCAATTAATCTTGACCGGGTGTCACATATGATTGTAAGTCTAGTCCGTGAAGGTAATAACTGGAACGGCAAAGCTAAAATCATGAATACTCCAATGGGAAATATTGCTCGTGGACTTATCGAGGATGGAGTTCGGCTTGGAGTTTCTTCCCGTGGCCTTGGTTCACTAGAAAATAGAAATGGTATCAAATACGTTAAAGAAGACTTCCGTATCTCAACCGCCGCAGATATTGTAGCCGATCCTTCTGCCCCCGATGCATTTGTTAATGGCATCATGGAGGGAGTTGAATATTGGTATGACTCAAAGGGCGCTCTGGTCGCAGAACAAATTGCAGATCGCGCCCGTAAGGATATCGAAACTCTAGCCAGAACTCGTAAGCTCACAGAAGCCAATAAACTTAAAGCTTTCAAGTCATATCTCAATCGTCTAACCAAGTCTTAAAACCTAAGATCACCACTTTTATAAATACCAGATAATCTATCAAGGAGATTACATATGTCCGAACTACCAGAAGATGACTACATTGACGATCTAGAAGATTATCTAGACGATGAAGAAGACGACCTAGAGCCCGTTGACGAATCCGCTGCATCCGATACACTTGCTCCAGGCAAGGGGTCTGGTGGTGGTGATCAGGGTCGCACTCAACTCATGGCCTCAGTCGTTGCTGCTATGGGCGGCATGGGCAAGGAAGACCTCAACAAGTTCAGTGAGGTTCTTGCTCAATTTGCCAAGAACAAGATGCCCGGCGCGGTTGATAACTCTGCCAAGAATAAGAACTCAATTCGTGCTACTGGTGTGGTTCGTGAGGATGTTGATGCTCTTTTTGAAGGCCAGGACCTATCCGAAGAGTTCAAGGCCAAGACCACTGCTCTGTTTGAAGCCGCAGTTTCAATCCAAGTTGAACTAGAAGTTGCTCGTCTCGAGGAAGCTTTTGAAGAACAGCTTGCAGAAGAAACGCAAGAGATTGAAACTCGCCTTGGTAAGTATCTTGACCACATTGTAGAAGAATGGCTCGAAGAAAATCAGATTGCCATTGATTCTTCACTTCGGGTTGAAGCCACAGAGAACTTTATTGAAGGCCTTCGTAACCTATTCGCCGAGAACTTCATCGATGTTCCCGATGAGCGTCTAGATATCGTTGGTGAACTATCGGCTCAACTTGAAGCCCTTGAGGATAAGCTAGATGAAGTAATCAATGAAAACATCGAACTCACTTCACTAGTCAATGAAGCCACACTAGAAGCTACATTCGAGGATGTTGCTGAAGGTCTTGCCATTACTCAAGTAGAAAAGCTACGCAATATTGCTGAAAACCTAAGCTTTGACTCGGTTGAAGAGTACAAGGAAAAGCTAGAACTCGTTCGTGAAAATTACTTCACTGCAAAACCAGCAACCTCAGAGTTATTCACCGAATCATTTGTTGCCCCAACTTCAATCTTTGAAGAAGCAGAAACCACAATTGCGGACCCTACAATGAATCGGTATGCCCAAGCCATCGCCAAAACCACTAAGAAATAAGTTCTTATAAATAAAAAAACTAATCACCCATAGGAGGGAAAGAATTATGAATCTCACAGAAGAAAACCTACGCAATAAGTGGCAGCCAATTCTAGAGCATGCTGACCTTGCCCCAATCGTTAGCGCCCAGCGCCGCGACATTACTGCTACTCTACTAGAGAACACAGAAATTGCGCTACGCGAAAGCGGCTCTTTCCAAGGTCACACTCTACTTGGCGAGTCACCAGCCAACGTCACTGGTTCATCCATTGACAATTTCGACCCAGTCCTAATCTCACTTGTCCGTCGTTCAATGCCTAACCTAATGGCATATGATATCTGCGGCGTTCAGGCCATGACAGGCCCTTCAGGTCTAATCTTCGCCATGCGCGCCCGTTATGGTGCTCAGAACGGTCCCGAGGCCTTCTACAATGAAGCCAACACCGGCTTCTCAACCATCGGTTCCGGTAACACTACTGTTAACCTAGCTGGTGGCCGTAATATCGGTGCCAACCTTACTTCTTCTAATAACGCCGGTTCAAACACCTATAACTATGCTACCGGTCTTGCTACTTCAGTCGGTGAACTATACGGTAACTCAACTGTTGAAATTCCTGAAATGTCCTTCTCAGTCGAGAAGGTTACTGCAACCGCTGTTACCCGTGCTCTAAAGGCCGAGTACACAATGGAACTTGCGCAGGACCTCAAGTCAATCCACGGTCTAGATGCCGAGAGCGAACTTGCTAACATCCTATCAGCCGAACTAATTGCCGACATCAACCGTGAAGTTGTCCGCGCCATTAACGTCTCCGCCGTTCAGGGTGCTTCATCCGATACTACTACTGCTGGTATCTTTGACCTAGACACCGACTCAAACGGCCGCTGGTCAGTTGAGAAGTTCAAGGGTCTAATGTTCCAGATCGAGCGTGAAGCTAACAAGATTGCCCGTGACACTCGTCGCGGTAAGGGTAACATCGTGATCTGTTCATCTGATGTTGCTTCAGCCCTACAAATGGCTGGTGTCCTTGACTATGCTCCTGCTCTAAACAGCAACAACCTAAATGTTGATGACACCGGCAATACCTTCGCTGGTGTTCTTAACGGCCGCATGAAGGTCTACATCGACCCATATGCTGGCACTAACTATATGACCGTCGGTTATAAGGGTGCTGGTAAGTTCGATGCTGGTCTATTCTATTGCCCCTACGTTCCTCTACAAATGGTTCGTGCGACCGATACCAGTTCATTCCAGCCCAAGATCGGCTTCAAGACCCGCTATGCCATGGTTGCCAACCCATTTGCCGAAGGTACTACCGAGGGCAATGGCGCTATCACTCAAGATACCAACCGGTATTACCGCCGGATCATCGTTCAGAACCTACTATAAGTTTCGGCGCCCACAACTAAGATCGGGGGAGCTTTCGGGCTCCCCCTTTTTAGCATATAAATAGAGTAGGAAGAAGAAAAGGATTTGTAATGAGCTTGAATACACAACCCGATAATGTCAATTTTCTATCTCCGGTAGGTTTCAAGATGGTGCTTACAAGAGCGCCAACTACTTCGTTTTTTCTACAGAATGTTACCATTCCAGGTATTTCCATGCCATCTACTACACAGCCCACCCCATTTGTAAAAATTCCTATCCCTGGGGATCATATCGACTACGAGGATCTTCAGATCGCGTTTAAGCTCGACGAAAATCTCTCAAACTGGCTAGAGATTCACAACTGGCTCGAAGCTCTTGGATTCCCAGATAAGTTCGAGCAGTATAAGGCTCTGGCAAATAAAGAAAACGGTGATACAGATTTAATCACTTCTGATATTACTGTGACGATCCTAAATAGCGCCATGAAACCTAACATCGAATTCAAGTTTGAGGATGCATTTCCCATCTCTCTTAGTTCGTTTGACCTAAATACTATGGATCAGGGGATTGATTACGTATCATCTAGCGCTACATTCAAGTATAGAAAATATACCATTACAAAGTTGTAATGGGCGCACTTTTTTGTTGACATTGAACTAGTACGTGATTATAATAGGTTAGTGACCCTGACAAATGAACATAGGTTTCATTACAATCAAACACATCATAAATCATTTTTGTTTGGAAGCTTGTCTTCCAACGCGAAGCGGGTTCGGTAAAGTTTATCAGGTTGGGTTAATGCCTGGTTGGACATAGAAAGAGTATAGCATGAAGCTGCAAGATATCTTTGACCTCTGGAAGGTTGATGTTGAGATCAATAGAAATGAACTAGGCGAGGAAGCACTCAAACTACCAAAGCTACACCACAAGTACTTTAGTATCTTCACGGAAGAAAAGCTAAAGCTTAGAGCATATGAGGCAGAGCTCAAGAAACTAAGGCTAGACAAGTATGAGTTTTTTACTCAGGGACCTTCGGATGAAACTGAAGCACTTGGTTGGAAACTTCCTCCAATTGGTAGAATAATTAAAGCCGATGCCAATAACTACATCGACGTAGATGAAGAAGTGGTTAAGCAGACTCTGCGGATCGGCATTCAGCAGGAAAAGATTGCACTTCTGGACTCGATTATCCGCTCGCTAAATACTAGAGGCTTCTTGATTAAGAACGCCATCGACTGGGCGAGATTCCAAGTAGGCGGATAGAGTATGGACAGAATTCATCTACAGTATGTGAACGAGAGCTATGTAAAAGTAGTGGCGGATATGGCCCTCATGGCAGAGCTCAACGATCACTTTACCTACTTTGCAGAGAACTATAAGTTTCACCCAAAGTTCAAGATGGGCTTCTGGGATGGCAAGATACGACTTCTCAATATGATGACTGGGCTAATCTACGCAGGTCTTGCTCATAAGATCAAGAAGTTCTGTGACAGTAGAGGTTATACATTTACGTTTGACGATCAGCTAGCATATGACGATGTATCTGTAGCCGAGGTGCGGAAGTTTATCAAGACTCTGAACCTACCTGCAGATAGAGAGCCTCGTGAATATCAAGTGGATGCGGTGGTAAAGTGTCTTAGGTCCCGCCGCAGAACTCTACTATCTCCTACCAGCTCTGGTAAGTCACTCATCATCTACATACTATGTATGTGGTACAATACCAAGCAACTAATCATTGTGCCTACTACTGGTCTTGTTCTACAGATGACAGCAGACTTTGAATCATATGGCTATAAGGGCACGATCCATAAGTCTACCGACAAGCTTAACAAAGGTCTCATCGAAGAACCTATCACTATAGCTTGCTGGCAGTCGATTGATAACGGTAAGTATAGTGTTCCGACTGCATGGTACTCTCAGTTTAAGTGTGTTATTGTAGACGAAGCTCATACTGCCAAGGCTACACAGATCATCAAGATTGTTTCCAAGATGACCAAGTGTAAGTATCGCTTTGGCACTACGGGTACACTGGATGATAAGGACCTAAACACTGCCACCATCGAAGGACTATTTGGTCCAAAGTATGCGGTTACTACCACAAAAGAACTAATGAATGATGGGCACGTCTCAAAGCTTACCATTAAGTGTATTATACTAAAGCACACAGAAAAGTCAAGGAAAGAATTCAAGGCTAAAGGAACTACCTACCCGGAAGAGATTGACTTTATCGTAGGGCACAATAGGCGGAACCATTTTATTAAGAATCTGGCGCTTTCCCTTAAAGGAAACAAACTTATCTTCTTTAAGTTGGTTGACAAACATGGCAAAGTGTTATATGATATACTTAAGGATGAAGCTAAAAATGTATTCTACATTGATGGCGCCGTAAAAGCCGTTGATCGGGAAGCAATTCGTACCGCAATCGAACAAGAAGAAGATGCAATACTTCTAGCTTCCCTGGGAACAACCTCAACCGGGGTTTCTATCAATCGACTTAAGCATATGATTGCCGCCTCTCCGTCAAAGTCAAAGATCAAAGTTCTACAGTCAATCGGTCGACTTCTGCGCCTGCACGAGGACAAGGAAGCTACAGGTGCTATCCTTTATGATATCGTTGACGACCTAGGCACAAAATCCAGCCAGAACTATACACTAAAGCACTTTGCCGAACGTATCAAAATCTATGATCGTGAAGGCTTTGATTACAAAATCTATGTAGTAGGAATGAGAGATGAGTGAACGGTACCTTCTTATTAAGCTTTGTAACGGTGAGGAACTCATCGGCGAAGTAGTATCCTCTGAGGGTAGCAATGAGATGCTCATCCACAAACCAATGTCAATTAGTCAAGGAAGTATTTCCAGGTATCACTACTATAGAGATGAAGATGATCCATATGTAGTGCTGTTTAAGCATGGGATAATCTCTACCGCTACTCCGGGCGCCCAATACATCAACTTCTATCTAAAGTGTCTTGATCTTGAGAAAGGTATGACCACCGTTCCAGTTCTAGCAGATACTGTGTTTGAAGGAACAGGCACTATCAACTAAGTTGTGTTGACTTTATTACAGTTTGTGATACTATGACTATATTATACCCAGGAGACTACCAATGACAGCAAAGCCGAAGCCCGCGCACTATGTCGATAACAAGCTGCTTTATCAAGTGATGAAGGAGTACATTGATGCTGTCAACGAGGCTGAGCGCGCCGGCAAGGAAAAGCCTAAGATTCCAAAGTATGTTGGTGAATGTATTGTTAAAATCTCCACTAGACTAGCTAGCCGCCCGAACTTCTACAACTATTCCTACAAGGATGATATGATATCGGACGGCATTGAGACTTGTTGTAGGTATCTGCATAACTTCTCTACAGAAAAATCACAGAATCCATTTAGTTACTTCACACAGATCATCTACTACTCTTTCCTACAGCGGATTGCTAAAGAGAAGAAGCAAGCTTATGTGAAATCAAAGGCAATGGAAACCTACAGCATCATGAATATGCTAGTGGACCAGCCATTTAGTGATGATCACTTTACACTACCTGATTCCATTGCCAAGACCATTCCTGGTGATAAGATCAAGGACTATGAAGATACTATGAACGCCAAAAAGAAAATGAAACTTAAACCAGCAAAAGGACTTGACAAGTTTATTCCGGTCGAGGAAGAGGAGGAAGATTATGGATCATGATAACGTGCCTGTGGCTATTCAGCAGATGTTTAGCAATGCAATGGATCAGACCACACCAAAGCACATCCGTTATAACTATGTTGTGTCCATGCGCGCCGTGATTAAGTATTGTGAACGCGCTATTGCTAGCTATGAGAAATCACTAATTGGTTCGCCGGAGAAAAAGAAGTAAACATTAGAAGAAGGTGCCTTCTTTGTTACAACGGAACTTGGAGATATATGAATGAAGATTGCCCTGATAAATGATCAGCATTTTGGCGCAAGAAATGATAGCATAAAATTTCTAGACTATATGGAAAAATTCTATAGTAAAGTATTCTTTCCTTATCTGGAAGAGCATAACATCACGCGCATCATTGATGGCGGGGATACGTTTGACCGTAGAAAGTATGTAAATTTTTATACTTTAGAAAGAGCTAAGAAATTTTGGTTTGACCCGATTGAAGAAAAAGGTCTTCGGCTAGATGTGATAGTTGGTAACCACTGCACATACTTCAAAAACACCAATGAGGTTAACTCACCTAATATTTTACTAAACCAATATAATAATGTGTTCGTCTATTCTGAACCAGTAGAACTAGAGATTGATGGACTTAAGATTGCTCTGCTGCCCTGGGTATGCTCTGGAAACTATGTGGAAAGCATGAAGTTCATCGAGAACACCACGGCGACAGTTCTGTATGGGCACCTGGAACTCACTGGGTTTGAAATGTATCGTGGCGCTATGAATGAGCACGGCATGGACCCATCGGTCTTTTCCAAGTTTCAGATTGTCATGTCAGGGCACTTTCACACCAAATCTACCAAAAAGAATATCCACTACCTTGGCGCACCATATGAGATGACTTGGTCGGACTATGATGATGCTCGGGGCTTCCATGTGTTTGATACTGAAACTTTAGAGTTGACATATATTAAGAATCCATATAGTATCTTCCATAAGGTGTATTATAACGACTTGGATAAGACACTTGACGAAGTACTAAACTTTGATCCTTCTGTCTATACCAACACGTTTGTAAAATTAGTCGTTAGGGCTAAGAGCAATCCCTACTGGCTGGATATGGTGGTGGAGAAACTAGAGGCAGCTGATGTTCTTGATCTACAGATCATTGAAGATAATATCGGACTTGCTCTAGATGACGACAGTGACACCGTGGATGAAGCAGATGATACCCTGGTCATCCTAAAGAAATATGTGGACCAACTCGAGACAAATGTAGACCGAGGACTCATTAACAAGTTCATCTCGGACCTGCATCACGAAGCGCTTAACCTGGAGTAACTATGAAATTAGACTTTAAGAAAATCAGGTGGCAGAATTTTCTATCTACTGGTAATGTTTTTACTGAAATTCAACTGAACCGTTCCAAGTCTACCATGATCGTCGGTGAGAACGGTGCGGGTAAATCTACTCTGCTCGATGCGCTACTTTATGTTCTATATGGTAAACCATTCCGCAATATCAATAAGCCTCAGCTTGTCAACAGCATAACAAAGAAGGACCTATTGGTCGAGATTGAATTCTCTACCGGTGGCAAAGAATACCTAGTCCGTCGTGGTATGAAGCCTAACATCTTTGAAATCATAATCGACGGTAAACTGCTCAACCAATCTGCAAGTGTTAAAGAATACCAGGACCTTCTAGAGAAGAACATTCTCCAGATGAATACCAAGTCGTTCAGTCAGATTGTAGTCCTAGGTTCCGCCAACTATATGCCTTTCATGCAACTACCTGCACAGCATAGGCGAGAGGTAATCGAGGACCTTCTAGACATTCAAATCTTCTCGGTGATGAATAGCCTACTTAAGACCAAAATTGCAGACAACAAGACCTCCATAAGTGATACGGACTATCGTATTGCTCTATGCGAGCAGAAGTTGGATATGCACCGTAAGCATCTTGATGGGCTAAAGCAGAACAATGATGCCATCATCAAGCACAAAGAAGGAAAGATCAAGGAGCACCAGGAACGAATTGCACAGATTGACCTAGAACTATCAGCAAGGTATGTGGAAATCTCCGATCTTTCATCCACCATTACGGGCTTTGCCGGAACATTTGAACGGAACAAGAAACTAGTTGATACCAAGAAAGCACTAGAAGACAGAATTAAGAAACTCACTAAGGAAATTGCATTCTATCAGGAAAACGACAACTGCCCGACTTGTCACCAAGGCATTGAGCATAACTTTAAGAGTACTGTTGTCTCAACTAAGGAAACAAAGATTGATGAAGTGAATGCCGGGCTAGAGAAGCTTGACATTAGTTGGAGAAAAGTACTAGATAGACTTGACCAAATCTCCGAAGTACAAAGGCAAATCAATGAACTGAATGCCACTATTGCCGATCTAAATAAAGACAGGTGGTTTGCGACTGGGCACATTGCAGAACTTGCTAAGGAACTGGCACTTCTAAATAAACCAGCTGAAACTCGCTCTAATAATGTGACAGAACTATATACTATCAATGCCGAATTGTCAGACTTTAAGAAGCAAAAGGAACAACTAGTTAACAGCCGAGAACTCTACGAGGTGTCTGGGTATCTACTTAAGGATGGTGGTATCAAGTCCAAAATCATCCGTCAGTATATTCCCATCATGAACAAGATCATCAATAAGTATCTAGCTTCAATGAACTTCTTTGTCAACTTTGAACTCGACGATTCGTTCAACGAAACTATCAAATCAAGAGGAAGGGATGACTTTACCTATTCCTCATTTAGTGAAGGTGAAAAGGCTAGACTAGACCTAGCACTCATGTTCACTTGGCGCGCCCTGGCAAAACTAAGAAACTCTGCTTCTACTAACTTGCTCATCTTGGATGAAGTTTTTGACTCATCACTTGATACCGCAGGTAATGACTATCTAACTGATATTCTAGACCTGCACACGGATGGTAACGTATTTGTAATCAGTCACAAATCTACAGGCAGAGACAAGTTCCATAGTATTATTGAGTTCACAAAACACAAGAACTTTAGCAGGATAGAACAATGAATCTAGTAGCATCAACCGACCCCATCCTAAAGACTGCCGCATTGCCATTTGAGTTTGGTGACCAAATGCCAGTGAATCCAATCGAGCTATATAATGATATGGCAAAGTTTATGCTAGAGAAATCTGGACTAGGTTTATCCGCTAATCAGGTCGGGCTACCATATCGATTTTTTGTGATGCGAGCTGAGGAAGTGATTGGGTGCTTCAATCCTAAGATTGTGGACTTTGGTGAGCAGACTGTCTATTTGGATGAAGGCTGTCTATCATTTCCAGGGCTCTTCATTAAAGTAAAGCGCCCGGCAAATATCAAGGTTCGCTATACAGAACCAAATGGCAACACCGTGACCAGAAAGTTCAGTGGGATGTCAGCTAGAATCTTTCAGCACGAACTTGACCATCTAGATGGTGTGACCTATAAACAAAGAGCCGCTAGAATCCATCTGGAAAGAGCCGAACGGGCAAAACACGCAGCAAAGAAAGCTAAATAGCCGGTTGACATTAATATCAGCCCAATGTAAAGTGGATATAATAAAGGAGAACATGATGAACAAACCAGAAGAATTTGACGACTGCATCGGCTTTAAAGAACAAAAGGACCGCCCAGGTTCTCTAGCTGGTTTTCTTGGAATTGACGAAATCCCAGAGACTGAGGCAGATGCTTGGGCAGAACACAACTATATGAACTGGCGTGAACACTGGCAGGATATGCCAGACTTCAAGGTCCGTAATATGGAAGCAGTGAAGCAACTCCTTGTGAACTTTAAGACACAAGAAGAGTTCCTTGCGTTTGCGGCGGTCCTTGGGCAGAGCCTGACACCTAAAACTCGTAGCGTCTGGTGGCCTCCACAGGAACGTGACAGTAATATCCTAAAGCGCTGGATTGACGAAGATGATGCGGGGGTATAGAAATGGCTAAATGGAATCTGAGCCCCAAATACGAGAAGAATATTGAAGACATTAACTTCTGGGCAAAAGAAGATAAGATGATTTGGTATAGTACTTGGTGGAGAGGCGGCACCGTTATTATTACCACTGCCACCGATGAAGCACCCGTTATCGATTTGGATAATATCAGTGATGATGGACTATCAGTTTATGATCTTCTTGGTGATGGTGAAACCATACTAGATGTAGAAGTGGCTCATTTGTGGGACGGTGACAACTCCGAATGGGCTGTTATCTCCGGAGATGCATCAGACGAACTGCAAGAAGTTATTGCTGCCTGGGAAGAAGATTGGACCGAAGGGGTAGAAAACCTTGGCTGGACTCAAGAAGATACCGTAATATTTTTCCACGGTGAACTAATACTTGAAAAGATTGACGAAGATGATGCAGGAGTAGTGAGTGAGCAATAAGCCAGAACACCAACCAAAATATCCGATCTATATTATTTCCAAAGGGCGTGCAGATACAAGGTTTACAAGTAAGGCGCTAGAACTACTCAAAGTACCATATTACATCGCCGTTGAAGAACACGAATATGATGCCTACTGTGCGGTGATTGATCCTGCCAAGGTACTGAAGCTACCATTTAGCAACCACGGCAAGGGCTCTGGTGTGGCTCGAAACTGGGTGTGGGAACACTCTATTGCTAATGGCTTTGATCGTCACTGGGTTCTTGATGACAACATCAAGGAATTTTGGCGCTTCCATCACAATCAACGTATTCGTGTTCAGTCCGGTTCATTCTTTAGAGCCTGTGAGGACTTCTGTGATCGGTATGAGAACATCGGGCTTGCTGGCTTGCAGTATAAGTTCTTCTGCATGGACAACTATCCGCACCCGCCTATCACTCAGAACACTCGCCTCATGTCGTGCATTCTCATCGATAACAAGATGGAACATCGCTGGAGAGGCAAGTATAATGAGGACGTGGACCTATCACTCAGAGTGCTAAAGTCTGGACTATGCACTATCTTGTTCTATGCTTTCTTGCAGGGTAAGATGAGAACTGGTACCGTGAAAGGCGGCAACACTGATGAACTGTATGGCATTGGCACATTTGAAAAGTCAAAGATGCTAGTTGAAATGCATCCCGACTGTGTGAAACTTGCCCGACGGTATGGGCGCTGGCACCATGTCGTAGACATGAAGCCATTCCGAGGAAATAAACTCATCAAGAAGGAAGGGCTAAATATCAAGAACCAAGTCAATAACTATGGGCTGGTCCTGGCAGATAATTTTGGTACCCCAGAGCAGTGTATCATGGAAAAACCGAGAGAAAGATTTTAATGAGCAAAATTCTAATCACCGGCATTGCAGGCTTTATCGGCTCGACGCTTGCACACAAACTTAAAGCCGAAGGGCATGATGTTTGTGGCTTTGATAGCTTCAACGACTATTATGATATCAAACTTAAGTATGATAGAGCCAACTTGCTAGCTACGGCTTCTGCACCTAGAGTTCCAGTTCACAATTGCAATCTTCTTGAGATTCGCAGACTAGACCGACTGTTTGACTTGGTGAGACCCGAGGTGGTAATTCACCTAGCGGCATATGCAGGTGTCCGTCACTCATTTGACAACCAGCAACTTTACATTGATAACAACATTACTGGCACTCAGAACCTTATTGAGGTGTGCGAACGGTATGGTGTCGAGAATGTAATCTATGCTTCGACTTCATGCACTATGGCTGGTTGCCCGCTTCCATGGAAAGAAGACCAGCCGCTGAATATGCAGCTGAATCCATATGGTTACACAAAGCGAACCAATGAGTGCCAGTTCAACATGTCAAAGATTAAGAACACCATCGGACTTAGATTTTTTACTGTTTATGGTCCATGGGGGCGCCCTGACATGGCGCTGTTTACCTTCACCAAGAAAATCCTAGCTGGTGAACCGATCGACGTGTTTAACAATGGCAATATGATCCGTGACTTTACCTACGTGGATGATATTGTAAACGGGCTAAATATTATGATCAACCACATTAATTCGGTTGACAATGCTCGAGAAGTATATAATATAGGTAATGGTAGACAGGTAAACCTGATGGACTTTATTGCAGAGATTGAGAAAAACCTCGGCATCAAAGCTATTAAGAACTATCTACCAAAACACCCAGCGGATACAATTGAAACTTGGTCAGATACCACCAAAATTCAAGCGCTAGGCTACACAGCCAATACTCCTATCGAGCAAGGTGTGGCTGAATTTATCAAATGGTATCGTTCTTACTATGGAGTCTAACTTGAAAATTGCAATTGTTGGTTTTGGTTTTGTTGGCAAAGCCGTGTCATGGGGGTTTACTCATAAAAAAGTACGACAGTACCTGGTAGACCCTCTACTGGGTAAAGATATCAGTTCACTAGATAACGTGCACCCAGACATTGCATTTGTCTGTGTCCCTACCCCAATGTCTGAGACGGGAGAGATTGAGCCCGCTCTAGTGGTGAATACAGTCAAGTACCTAATTGAAAACACTCCGGCGCTTGTGGTGATTAAGTCGACTATCACCCCTACAGTACTTAAACTAATCAAGATGAGTTTGAATCATCCTGGTACTATGGACCGGGTGGTTTATAACCCTGAGTTCTTGACTGAGAACAACGCCAACAGTGACTTTGCAAATCCAGACCTGCAGGTCTTTGGTGGAAACATCGTAAGCTGTGAACAGGTGGCGGCAGCATATGATGCATACAGTATTTGTGCTCCATGTCGTACATATTTTGTCACACACGAGGAAGCTAGCTTTATCAAGTATGGCATCAACTGTTACCTTGCCAGTAAAGTTCTTTGGTTTAATCAGTTCAGTGACATTGTCGAAGCCTCAGGATGTAGTTACGATGCTGTTTCTACCGCCATGCAAGCAGATGATAGAATCGGCACTTCACACATGATGGTCCCTGGTCCTGATGGTAAAAAAGGCTTTGGCGGTGCTTGCTTTGCAAAAGACACGGCTGCATTCTCACACTACTCTAATGAGTACTTCACTGTCCTAGATGAAGTCATTGCTAGGAACAACGAAATTCGACTACAATATCCTCTTGACCCACGCGAAATCGCGCAATCTGTAACATATAAAGGAAAGTGATGATCGACTACAAATATAGTGAAGATAAAATCCTAAAGGAAGTCACTGACTATGTCAATGGCACGTATGGTGGGCATTACAGTTACAGTAAGTTCCAAGCTACAGAGTTTATCTTTGATGCTGGTCATGGCACCGGCTTTAACATTGGCAACATCCTGAAGTATGCTCAGCGATATGGGCGTAAAGGAACCAAGGAAGAATGGCGCAAGGATATGATGAAAGTCATCCATTATGCCATCATGCAGCTTCATGTTCACGATAATGAGCAAGATGAACTCATTGAATTCACGGATGCCATTACTCCTGTTACTCCTGATTTTGACTTGAATGGTATCCCTTACCCTAGCACTGCTGGATACGCCCGCGGAAAACCGATCGATCTAAAGACCGCAGTAGAAACTAAGCTTTCAGTTCCATATGTAAGTAGCAAATCGCATAAATAAGATAGGCGTTAGAGTTTACACTCACCCAAAATCCCCGACATTACATAATAGGAGACAAATTTGTCCATCGAAATTAAAGTACCCATCGAAACTATGCGCCGCCGTAAACTCTTCGTAGCAACACCGATGTATGGTGGGCAATGCGCCGGAATGTTTACTAAGTCAATTGCTGACCTTTCGGCTCTATGCACAGCAAACGGAATCCAGGTCCGATTCTACTTCCTATTCAATGAATCACTAATCACAAGAGCTCGAAACTACTGTGCCGATGAGTTCATGCGGTCGGGCGACACTCATATGATGTTTATTGATTCTGATATCGGCTTTAATCCTCATGATGTTCTAGCGCTTATGGCTCTACAGGATCATGAAGATGAAACCAACGAATACGATATCATCGCCGGTCCTTATCCCAAGAAGTGTATCTCATGGGAGAAAATTAAACTGGCAGTAGACAAGGGCTTTGCAGACGAGAATCCAGAAGAACTAAGTAAGTTCGTTGGTGACTACGTGTTCAACCCAGCCAACGGGACTACCTCTATCCTTCTAGGCGAACCAGCCGAAGTTCTGGAAGCTGGCACTGGCTTCATGATGATCCGTCGTAAGACCTTTGAAAAGTTCCAGGAAGCATATCCTGAGCAGATGTACACACCCGACCACGTTCGCACTGAGCACTTTGATGGCACCAGGCAGATTATGGCTTTCTTTGATACTCCCATCTGTAAGGATAGCAACCGGTATCTATCAGAGGACTATATGTTCTGTCAATGGACCCGCAAAGCCGGCATGAAGGTTTGGCTCTGCCCATGGATGCAACTCAGCCATGTCGGTATGATGATCTTTGGCGGTTCACTAAGTGACCTGGCTAAGATTGGCGCAAATGCTACCGCCGACAGTAGTGTGAAAAAGAAATAGAATATTCTTATAAATACATAGGAACACTTTCTTAAAGGACCACCTCCATGCCATTACCCGCTTCAGGCGCAATCTCGTTAAATGACCTACAAACTGAGTTTGGTGGGTCCAATCCTATTGCCATAACTGAGTATTATCGGGGGGGTGGGCTTGTCCCCGATATTGCAGCAAATAGTTCAGTGCCGACGAGCGGGCAGATCAGCCTGTCCAACTTCTATAATGCTACCAATGCGGACCCTGTTCCTGCGGCGTTTGATATCACCGGACCTGCAGGTAATGCAAATAGTAATCAGATAACCATCACAGGCATCAATACTCCGATTACTCTGAACTTCGGAACAAGTAACGCATATGCCAACGGCATCGACCCAGATCCACTCTACCTCGAGGAACCCGGCGAAGAATCTATCAGTCTTCAGCTCTACATCTATGTAAACGGATCGTTAGCGAATACGGTGTCATGGGCCTCGCCAGGCGTCGGCAACTCAGGTAACATTACTCTTAATGCGAAAGTTACCGTTTCTAATAATGACACACTTAAAGTTGGGCTGGGTGTTTCCGGAGGTGGGAGCGGAGGTGCAACGTTCAACATAACAAACGACTCTAGTTCTAACACCTCGTTGGATACATTTGATGTCTCGTCATAGCATCTAAAAAGAACGGTATCAAATAATGATGTGGTTACAGTCAACTATTTGATATCTGTCACAGGTGAAAGTCCGGGCGGAGGAGGAACTCAAGTGCCTACCTTATGGACAGTGTCTAATGATTCGAATGCCAACACCATACTATCTACATTTACACTTTCCGGGTCTCTAACTAATACATAATAATAAGCTAGTGGCTCGCCAAGATAATCTCTAAAACAAATTGGTTGACTTTATTGTCTTCCCATAGTACTATCAATAATCGTGAAACTAGGAGTTTAATAATGAAATTTACACCATCTACTATCCAACTACTTAAGAACTTTGCGGCAATCAATCCTTCAATTATCTTCAAAGAAGGTGATACCCTAAGTACTCTATCTCAGTCAAAGTCTGTTTTGGCAAAGGCTAAGCTAGATACTACCATCGTAAAGCAATTTGCCATTTACGATCTATCTCGGTTCCTATCGACTCTGGCACTATTCAGCGATCCAGTAATCGAGATCAATGATACAAATATGACTATCAAGCAAGGTACTCGTAAGATTAACTACGTCTTTGCCGACCCGTCGCTTATCATTGCGCCACCCGAAAAAGACCTAAAGCTGCCAGCCCCAGAGATTAAGTTCACGCTTAATGAAACTGACTTTGCCGACCTAATGAAGGCGCAGTCTGTTCTAAGCCTGCCTGAAATCTCAATTACTGGCGACGGTGAAACCATCACCATCGGCTGTGTCGATAGTAAAAAGGGCGGCGATAGCTACAGCACTGCCGTTGGCAAGACAACTGATACCTTCCGAATGCTCATCCTTGCAGAGAACATCCGAATCCTGCCTGGCAATTATGAAGTTGAAGTCACTTCAAAGGGCCTTTCCAAGTTCACCGGTGCTCAGGCAGAGTACTGGATTGCAGTGGAATCCAACAGCACCTTCGGCTAAACAATAGGACCTTTACATTATGATAAAAGATGACTTCCTTTGGACCGAACTCTATCGGCCCAAGACAATTGAAGACACAATCCTATCCCCTGAGTATAAGAAAATGTTCCAGAAGTTTGTGGACCAGGGCAACATCCCTAACCTCATTCTCTCTGGAACAGCAGGGGTAGGCAAAACCACTGTAGCCAAAGCCATGCTAGAGCAACTTGGGTGCGATTACATCGTAATCAATGGTTCGCTCAATGCAGGTATTGACGTTCTTCGGCATGACATTCAACAGTTTGCATCGTCGGTCTCTATGCTCGGCGGCCGCAAGTATGTTATTCTTGACGAGGCGGACTATCTATCTGCTGACAAAGTGCAACCGGCTCTGCGTAACTTCATTGAAGAATACTCAAAGAACTGTGGTTTCATTATGACCTGTAACTACAAGCACAGGATCATTGAGCCACTACACTCTCGGTGCACGGTCATCGACTTCAAGATCAAGAAGGAGGACCTACCTTCTCTTGCAGGTCAGTTCCACAAACGTGCTATGCAAATCCTCAAGACTGAAAATGTTGAGGCTGACCCAGCCGCGGTTGCTGCTCTGATTAAGATGCACCTACCCGACTGGCGCCGAGTACTAAATGAGCTTCAACGCTACAGTGCCTCTGGTAAGATTGACAGTGGTATTCTCACTTCACTTGATCCTCGGGCATTCAAGGAACTCACCGGGTTCCTAAAGAACAAACAGTTCGGTGATGCTCGTCGGTGGCTTGTAGCCAATGCCGACACAGATACCGCTACTCTGTTTAGAGCGCTATATGATAACTGCTCTCAATACGTAGAACTTGGCTCGATTCCAGCGATGGTGATGGTTCTGGCAAAGTACCAATACCAAGCGGCTTTCGTTGCAGATCATGAGATCAACCTTGCTGCGGCGCTGGTTGAACTTATGGTCGAATGTGAGTTCAAGTGACCACCGAGCCATGGCCCTGGCTGGCTAGCATTAACGGCAACAAGAAAGACCTGATGGTGGATGATATTGCAGAAAAGCAATATCCCGCCTGGGTAATCAACCGAGGTCTATCGTACTACCCTGATACAGTCATGCAATCCAACTTTGTCAATATGCACCACCACCTAGACAATAGGATGGCGTATGACTATCTTATAAATAGCATAAGACCCAGGAAGCGTAATGAGAAGTGGGGTCAGAAGAATAAATCTGCTGATCTAGCTCTTATATGTGAATATTATGGTTGTGATCGCCGCAAAGGACTCACCGCTCTTTCTATTCTTACGCTCGACCAGATCGAAGCTATTAAGAAAAAGAACAATAAGGGTGGCGTAAAATGAACATTGTTGACAGGCTAGTGGAAATCCGACTTGGTGAACAAGACGACTTTCTTAAGGTAAGAGAAACTCTTACTAGGATCGGTGTGGCTTCTTCAAAAACAAAGACTATCTATCAGTCATGCCATATCCTGCACAAGCAGGGCCTTTATTACATTGTTCACTTCAAGGAGCTATTTGCTCTAGATGGCAAGCCTAGCAACATGACAAGCGACGACATAGGGCGCCGGAACACCATCATCTCATTGCTCGCCGACTGGGGCCTTATCAAAGTTGTGGGCATTGATAAGATCAAAGAACCAAGGTTGCCTCTGAACCTAATCAAGATTCTCCCGCACAAGGAAAAGGGTGACTGGGAGCTTGTGGCAAAATATAATATCGGTAGGCGCATTATTTCTGGATAATTCGTTTGACTTTAATCTTGGTCCTGTTATTATGATAATAGGAAGTGAAAAGGAATACCGAAATGCTTACCCTCGCTCAAATCACCGATGACCGCGCCGCCATTTACTCGGACCTGTATAAGGACGTGTACGGCTCACGGCCGCGGAACGTTGTTTTTGCTTCGCGAGAGGCATTCAATGAGGAATGGGATTACCTCGAGGGCGCTCTGGAGCGCAACATGGAGCGCGAAGCCCAAGAACAAGCTCTGGCCATGGAGCAATTTGTCACCGCCGTAAACATTGTGCGCGGTACCATGCGGTGCGGTCTTCAGAAGGCAATTGATACCCTTATTGAGGCCGATGCCGCACTTGACGTGGACTTCTACGGGTATGAGGAGGTGGAATACGCCTACGGTCTCAAATATGGCTCCATTAAGAAAATGCTAGACGAGGACAAAAGCTAACCTCGAGTAGCTGGTTACACATTTACTACCTGCCGGTATTTGATGTGTGGGTTAAAATCATATCCATGATTGGTGAGGAGCGGTAGGGGGCGACTTCACAACTTTATTATTATGAGAGAGAAAAGGAAGCACTGAGAGATGTAACAACTTGCTGTGGTCTTTCAGCGGATGTGCTAAACTAGTGGTTGACTTTATATCAGAGATGTACTATATTATATAATGATCTTGTGGAGAATATGGACATGACCGAAGTAAAGCATTTTGACCTCCCCACTATGGCAAAAGATGGCCCGGTGGTGGTTGAGAATAAATATTGCGAAATCCTGAACCTACGACGGAACGGCAGCGAAGTGCCTAATGAAGTACTTGACTGGATGGACGCAGCTAACACATGGCTAATCACAGCCGACAACTTTCAACAAAAGGTATACGATGCTAATCTTTGAACCTACCGTCACAGTAGTGGGTAAATCCCAGTTTGATTTTGAGGGACTTGAGTCCTGGGCCATTCAGAATGGCTATGGTGACTTGGACGAAACGACACCATTTGGTAACATTATGGAGTCAGAAAGCTATCCAGCACCAGAACTCATCTCTGAGTTTGCTGGGCGATTCTGTTACAACAGCTTCTCTAAGGGCCGCCCGTCTGACGAGTATCTAGCCAACGTGATCGAGATGCGGCATGGGTCGGTGCTAGAACACGTTAACTTTACCTTTGCTATTTCTGGTGTGTCGAGAGCTCTGACGCACGAACTTATCCGACACCGAGCTGGCTTTGCTGTAAGTCAAGAGTCACAGCGCTACGTTGACGCCAAGGACATCAAGTTCGTGGTGCCGCCTCTGCTTCTGTGGCAGTGTTCTTTCAATAAAGACCACCCAAGAATCAAACGGTTTGAAGCCTCATGCGCCAGAGCACTTGAGGACTATAAGCTCGAGCAGGCGGACTATGTTGCCGCGCTCAATGAGGTTGATGATATCAAGGAAAAGACGGTAATCAAGAAGCGTGCAAACGAAGCGGCTAGGTCCGTTCTTCCAAACTCATGTGAGACAAAGCTTGTATGGACTGGAAACATGCGAGCTCTAAGACATGTTCTAGAACTTCGTGGTGATAGTCATGCAGACCTTGAGATTCGCCGCCTGGCCGCAGAACTTGCCTATCTCATGCTACTAGAAGCTCCGTATACATTCAATGATATTACCATTCATCCCGATGGCGACTTTGGTGTTCCGATTACAACTGTAAAAGCAACGAAAGTATAATATGACTATGAACACACTTAAATACGCTACAAATGACGTTATCGGCTTTCATCTAGCATTCAATCATCCAGCTCCACTCACCCCTACCATGCTAACTAGAGAACGCGCAGCGCAGCGTGCTAGTTGGTGTGAGGAGGAAGCTCAAGAACTACGTGATGCCACTACTCTTGTAGAACAAGCTGATGCGGCTATTGACGGGCTTTATTTTAATATCGGAATCCTTGTAGAGCTTGGACTAGACCCAGGCCCGCTGTGGGATATTGTCCATACAGCCAATATGAAAAAGTTACATCTAATCGATGGTGTCTACAAAGTGGTATACTATCCTGAAGGGCACCCAAAAGCCGGCAAAGTTATGAAGCCCGCGAACTGGGCCGACCCAGGCCCAGAGCTTCAGACCGAGATTGATGGGCAAATTCGGCGTGCCGCAGCAATGGAAGAACTTGAAAAGATTGCTGAATACCAGGACAAACTCGAGGCTCTAAAATGGGTGGCGCAAAATAGCGGTTGACTTTAATTAGAGTCCTGTTACTATGATAATAGGATGAATTGAAGGAAATCAAAATG